TGTTGGATAACGGACATTTATTTGGTATAATCGTGGGGTAGGGGGAGGTACGCCCAGAATCTCCATCTATCCTCCTTTGTGGCCCATTTCGGTGGGCCTTTTTTTTATCAGGATAATGTATGCCACTCAAAAAAGGTAAGTCTCAAAAGGTTATTTCTAGCAACATTAGAGCTGAGATTAAATCAGGTAGACCACAGAAGCAGGCTATAGCAATCGCACTATCCAAAGCTAATAAATCTAAAAAGAAAAGGAAATAATATGTACGGCAAAAAACCTATGAAAAAAGATACAAAGAAAAAACCAATGAAGAAGAAGTAAATGGGACTGTTAGATTCTGCATACAAGCTATATAAAAATGTAGTTCCTTTACAGTTAAGAACATTTGGTGAAACTGTTGTAGGCAATAAAAACCCTATAACACAAGAAAATTTTAGCGGTAAAGATTTATCAGACCTTAGCGACTCTATTAAAGAAGCTAGATCTTATAGACAAGGACTGCTAGATTATAAGAAACTAAATCCAGATGTGGTAAATAACGAAGGGTTTATGCAAGAATATAACAGATACTTTAAAAACCCAGAGTCAGAAGCCTATTTTCTCTCTGGCGGCGGTACAGTTGATTACGGTGATATAAATAGGTCTCACATTTTAAGAGAAGGTAGACCAATCGGTGGGACTGAAGCATCAAGTTTAAGAAGTGACTGGAATCCAACAAGAGAAGCGGCTATATATAATACATTGGGAAGATTTCCATATAAAATTAATGAAGATGGTACAGTAACTATTCAAGAAGCCTATGACTTTAATAGCGACCCTAATGCTTTAGGTAGAGCAGTTATGGGTACAGGTAAAAGAGATGTAAATATCAATTACCAACCAGATAACAGAATACAGCCCAATGCTAAAACAAGGCAAGAAGCATTAAATAGAATAATTGAAGAAATTAAACGCAACAATAATGCAGCGTTTCAAAATCCATATGGAGGTTAATACTAATGGCTAAAGGCGTACCTCATTACTTACCTAATGGTAAATTACATACAGGTAAAACACATAAGCATAATGGCAAACTGATGTCAGGTGCAACACATACCGCTACAAGCAAAGTATTATCACACAAGAAACCTAAAGGAAAATAAGATGGCTAAAAGGGGACTCTATGCAAACATCCATGCAAAACGAAAAAGAATCGCAGCTGGAAGCGGAGAAACCATGCGTAAAGCAGGATCAAAAGGAGCACCTACAGCCAAACAATTCAAACAAGCAGCCAAAACGGCTAAGCGACCTACTAAAAAGCGTGGGTGATTGTGTATGACGAAGAAAGATTCAAGATTGCAGAGAGCTGGAGTAAGCGGTTACAACAAACCAAAAAGAACTCCAAGCCACCCAACAAAGTCTCATGTAGTAGTCGCTAAGTCTGGCGACCAAGTAAAAACGATTCGGTTTGGTCAGCAAGGTGTAAGTGGAGATAAGAAGAAGACAGCTAGATCAGATTCATTTAAAGCAAGACACGCTAAAAACATAGCAAAAGGAAAGATGTCAGCAGCCTACTGGGCTAACAAAGTAAAATGGTAGACGACTCACCCTGCAACGGTGTCTGTCGTATGAAGGACAATCATTGTATATCTTGCGGTAGAGACTACGAAGATTTAGCACAATGGTTATATATGTCTCGTGAAGCGAGGCTAGAACGAATGGAACAATTAAAACATGGCAAATGAATCTTATCGTGGTTATTTACCTCTTACAGAGGATGAGAGATTATTAGCTGAAGCTTATATTACGCCTGATGTAAATACAGTAGGTGGAAGCGTTACAGCAAAGCAACCAACAGATATTGGTCTATTATCTGCAACAGGCGGCCTTAACTATCAATACGACAATAAAGAATTTAATCCATACGCTATTGGAAATCTACAAGGTGATAACTATGGAGTGCAAGCGGCTATAGATAACTATGTAAAGCAAATCAGTGGCAATGTAGGAAATATTACTGGATCTATCACTAATGATCCATACGGAACAACAAAGTCGTTAGGATATGAGAATCCTAATTTTAGAGCAAATGTATCTAAAAACGATATGGGAACAAGAATGGATATAAATGCCTTATTTAATATATTAGGCGGAGAACTATCTGCTGGAGCTTACCAAGACCCATATGATAAAGGGTTGCAAATGCTATTTAGCAGAGGATTTTAATCGTAATGACCCTATTAGGAGTTACAAATGGCAGAAAGAACAGAAGCACAAAAGAAACAACTAGAAGAAGCTCGTAAAAAAGCGGCTGAAGTTAATAAAGATAATAATTATTCCAGTAAAAAAAATAGACTTTGGGGTGATATTATTCGTAAGTTAGCGGTACAAGAGGATTACAAAAGATTGCATGAAATTGCTTATGCTTTGTATGCAAAGGCATCTGAAGGCGATATGACAGCAATAAAAGAGTTAGGCGATAGGTTAGACGGAAAGGCTGTGCAAGAGCTTAAAGGTGATTCAGAAAGCCCTATAATTATTAAAGTAAATACAGGGATAGATGACTAAATGTTATTTTATACTTATGTTCACTATAATATGCAAAATAAGCCTATATATGTAGGCAAGGGGACTGGTGATAGGGCATATACTAAAAGAAATTATGGTGAAGATTATACTGTTAAAATAATAGATGATAACTTGTTTGAAGAAACTGCTTTAGAGTTAGAATCATTCTTAATACAACAAATTGGAATTAAAAATCTTTATAATAAAATTGATAACGGAAACAGAGGTAGACAATTTTTTAATATAGATTATAAAGACCCATATAAGTTTTTAAATACTGTTGATAAAACAGATGCAAGATTAACTCACAATGTTATTAAGCAATTTTATAGAGATGCTTATCGTGGCAATGTAGATGCTATATTGTTTATATTTAACAATTTACCATTACACGAACAACCTAAAATCAATAAGTTACTTCAGTCATACTCTGAAAAGTCATGGAAGAAGTAAACATTGATATTGGATATTATCCAAGAGATCCTCAAAAGCAAATACATAAGGCTGTAAAAAATAATAGATTTAATGTAGTCGTTGCTCATCGTAGGATGGGTAAAACGGTGAGTGCGATCAATCAATTAATACATAGTGCATTAAAGTGTGACAAACCTAAACCTAGATTTGCATACATTGCACCAACTTACAACCAAGCTAAACGAGTGGCTTGGGATTACTTATTAGAATATACGAGACCGTTAGATGCTAAAGCGAATATTGCAGAACTTAGAGTGGATTTTCTGGGTATGCGTATCAGTTTATACGGTGCTGACAATGTTGATTCTCTTAGGGGCATATACCTTGACGGTGTTGTCATAGATGAGATCGGTGATGTTAATCCTAATCTATTCACAGAGGTTATCCGACCAGCTCTAGCAGACCGAAAAGGTTGGGCAATGTTTATTGGTACGCCTAAGGGTGCTAACCACTTCAAGACATTAAGAGATAAAGCATTTAATAAAGACGATGGTTGGAACTTACTAGAGTTTAAATCCAGTGAGACAGGCATCTTAGATCAGGAAGAGTTAGATGCTGCTTACAAGGCAATGGGTGAGTCAAAATTCCTACAAGAGTTTGAGTGTTCATTTGCTGCACCAGTTGAAGGTGCTTATTACGGTACATTGATAAACGACTTATATCTCAAGGGTCAGGTCAGTAATGTTCAATACGATAACATTGCTAAGACATTTACTGGCTGGGACTTAGGTATGGGTGATTCAACAGCCATCTGGGTAGCTCAGGTTGTTGGTAAAGAGATTCATTTAGTTGACTTTGTAGAGAATCATGGTGTTGGTCTTGATTACTATGTGAACTGGATCAGAGATAACGGATATACGACTGCTGAACACTTATTACCACACGATGTTCAGGTCAGAGAACTTGGCACAGGTAAGTCTCGTAAAGAGATGTTAGAAGAGTCAGGATTGCAAATAACAGTAGTAGCAAAGCTAGCAGTTGATGATGGTATTCAAGCGGTAAGACGGTTGTTACCTCGATGCTGGTTTGATGTAAAAACAAAACAAGGCTTAGATGCTCTGCAAAACTATCGTAGAACATACGATGATAAACGAGATGTATTCTTTGATAAGCCTGTACACGATTGGTGTTCTCACGCTTCAGATGCTTTCAGATACCTTGCAGTAGGTTTAGATGAAGGTTCAAGCGATTGGAATAAACCACTAAATATAAACAATTCATGGGTAGTTTAAATGGCAGATGACAATAAATTAAAGAGTATTCTAGAAGCAGAGATTGATGATGCTATCGGTTATCTAGAGACAGAAACCACAGATGATAGACAGACAGCTCTAGAATATTACATGAGAGAACCTTACGGCAATGAAGTCGAAGGTAAGTCTCAGATCGTTACAGGTGAAGTGGCTGAAGTGGTTGATGGTGCATTACCACAACTCATGCGAGTATTTACATCTGCTGACGATGCAGTTGTATTTGAGCCAGTTAATCAAGGTGACGAAGAAGCAGCTGACCAAGCAACTAAATATGTAAACCATATCTTCTATAAAGACAATAACGGTTTCGAAATCATGCACGACTGGATGAAGGATGCACTTCTTCAAAAGGTTGGTATTGTAAAAGCATACTGGGAAGATAAGACAGATGTTACAAAAGAAAAATACTATGGCCTAAACGATGACGAGTTAGCTATGATTGCTCAAGACGATGAAGTAGAGATCGTAGAGCAAAGCACAACCACAGTCCAAGAAGCTGTGTTTGATGAAATGACAGGCATGGAAGTTTCTCCAGAGATGGTTTCTCATGATGTTAAGGTGAAGCGTTCTGTAGACAAAGGTAAAGTTGTTGTGGAGAATGTACCTCCAGAAGAGTTTCTTATCTCTAAGCGTGCTAGAACAATCGCTGATGCTCCATTTGTAGCTCATCGTAAAATGGTGACTCGTTCAGAGTTAATCGCAATGGGTTACGATGAAGATACAGTCATGTCTTTACCAACTGGTGATGCACTAGAGTTTAGCCCAGAAAGAATTGCTCGATACACAAGAGGTGAACAGCCTTCAGACATGGACTCAGATGATGAGACTATGCAGTTGGTTGAATACTTCGAGTGCTATATTAAAACAGATTACGATGATGACGGTATAGCAGAGATGCGTAGAGTATGTTATTCAGGTCATGAGATCTTACATAACGAAGAATGTGACTATGTGCCATTCCACTCTATCTGCCCAATTCCAATTCCACACAAGTTCTATGGTCACTCATTAGCTGATCGTGCAATGGACTTACAGTTAATCAAGTCTACTATTACTAGACAGATGCTAGACAACCTCTACCTCACTAACAACTATCGAGTAGGTGCAGTAGAAGGCCAAGTAAACCTAGATGACTTACTCACATCAACAGCAGGCGGTGTTGTGCGTATGAAGAACGCAAATGCTATTGTGCCAATGACTGTACAAAGTAACGCTGGTCAATCATTCCCAATGCTTCAGTATCTAGATGAGGTCCAAGCTAAGCGTTCAGGTGTCAGTGATGCTTCACAAGGTTTAAATCCAGACATCTTACAGAATGTAACGGCCACTGCGGTTAATGCAATGCAATCAGCTGCTCAAGGTAAGTTAGAGTTAGTAGCTCGTATCTTTGCAGACACAGGTGTTTCTAGCTTATTTAAAGGCATATTACATCTTGTATGTAAGTACCAACAAAAAGAACGCATCTTACGCATTAACAATAAGTATGTGCCATTTGATCCAAGAGAATGGAATACTGAATACAACATTACAGTGAATGTAGGTTTAGGTACTGGATCTAAGCAAGAGCAGTTAGCGACTATGCAAATGATTCTTGATAAACAAGAACAGATCATTACACAATATGGCCTAGCTAATCCTCTAGTCAACCTTAAACAGTACAGAGACACACTTGCTAAGTTTGTACAGATGGCTGGATTCAAAGACGATAGCCAGTTCCTCATGGAAGTCACAGAAGAACAAGCCCAGATGTTAGCACAACAACAAGCTGAGAATCCTAAAACAGATCCAAATACAGAAGCTGCTAAAATACTTGCTCAAGTTGAGCGTGAGAAGGCTGAACTTAGAGCACAAACAGAGATGGCTAAGTTACAAATGGATCGTGAACAGTTCCAGCTTGAATCTCAACGCAAAGAATTAGAGTTGCAACAACAAGCTTTAAAACAATCTGCTGAACTTGCATTACAAGAAATGAAGATTAAGTCAGAGATGGCTCAAAAAGATGAGAAAACTAAAACAGATCAAACTAAAGTCATTATGGATTCTTTAGCAAAGATCGACAAAATTACCAGAGGTGAGTAATTAGAGTCTTTGGAAACATTGAGGTAGCAAGAGAGTATCTTCGTCTCGAAAAGGTATTAAAACCTGCTATCG